CAACGCCCCTTCGCCTACACCGCCCCCAGCGGCTTCAAGGCGCTCAATACTGCAAACCTGCCCGCCCCAGTAGTCACAAAGCCTAGTGAGTACATGGATGTTGCTCTTTATACGGGCAATGGCAGTACGCAGACTATTTCGGGGTTGGAATTTTCGCCGGATTTGGTGTGGATTAAAGCTAGATCAGCGGCAACACGACATGACGTATTTGATACGGTGAGAGGAGTCCAGAAATATCTGGAGACAAATTCAACTGCGGCAGAAATTACAGACACGAATGCTCTTGACGCTTTTCTTTCTGATGGATTTAGTCTTGGAAATGACGGTCCCACGAATGGCAATGGCGTTACTTTTGCCGCCTGGACCTGGGACGCCGGAAGCTCCACCGTCACGAACACACAAGGCTCCATCACTTCTAGTGTGAGGGCTAATGCAAGTGCCGGGTTCTCTGTCATAACCGCCACAACACCAGCCTCCCCGACCACTAACTATTCAGTCGGCCACGGACTTGGTGTTGCCCCTGCCATGTGGATCTGGAAGCATCGCGATACGGCCTCATCCTGGCAGGTCTGGCATACATCACTTGGCGCTAATCGTTTACAGCTCAATAGCACCGCTGCTGCCTCAGGTGGGGATATCACTGCTCCGACTTCAAGCATTATCTGGTTAAAAGACGGTCCTACGGCAGCGTGGAACAGTACCATTGTTTTATATGCCTTCGCCCCAGTAGACGGGTACTCTTCTTTTGGCAGCTACACCGGAAACGGCAGTGCGGATGGCAATTTTGTGTACACAGGCTTCCGTCCCCGTTGGTTGATGATTAAAGACACAACCGGCAGCACAAATTACTGGTGGATTTACGATACCGCACGGGACAACTATAACGCATCCGGCCGTTATTTATTTGCTAACGTTAGTGATGCTGAGCAGGACTACAGATCTATCTATCCAATAGACATACTAACTAACGGCTTCAAAGTGAGAAACACTCTGGTGAGCACGAATAACAGCGTATTCGTCTACTGTGCCTTCGCCGAATCGCCCTTCCAATACGCCCGCGCACGCTAACCCACCCCATTATTGAACAAGACTAAGGCTGAATAAGCTTGTCGGCGCGGTCGACAAATTCGGTCAGCTCTAGCTGATAAGCAGGCACTGACGGCAGGAGCTCGTCGACAACTGACTTTGGACTGATGTAGGCGCAAGCGCTGGCGTCGAGCAGGTCGCGGCAAAAGTCGAGAAGGCCCTGGTCAGTGAAATGGATGCCATGACCCAGGTAGGCCGCGTGGCCGTAGGCCAGTTTCATGATGTCGTCGTCTGACATGGCAGATAGACTGCAAGAGGCGGCTCAGCCTAGGTGTACCAGCCGCCAGCCGCAATCTTGACGCCCGCACCGCCGTGTTTCTCCTTGCCGGACAGCCGCTGAGTGTCGATACGGCGTTTGTCGACATCAATGGCATTCAGCGCCCTGCCAACTGGCTGCGGCTGGCATCTCCACAGGAGCGTCTTGATGCCGGCGTCACAGAGGAGCCTGATCCCCCGAGCTGGGATCAGCGGTTCTATTGGGGGTACGACCAACACGGCGCTCTGATCCCAAAGGACCACGCCCAGCTGGTGCAGCAGTGGAGCGAGCAAACGCGTCAAACCGCAAACGCGCTACTGGCTCCAACGGATTGGCTGGTTATTCGAGAGGCGGACAACGGCACTGCGCTAAGCGCGGAGCTGAAGGGTTGGCGGGAAGACCTGCGCTTGGCCTGCGGGCTGAAAGTATCTGGGATTACGGCGACCGCAACGACGGACGCCCTGGCAGCTTTTGTGACGAGCGCAGAGTACGCGGATTGGCCCCCCGACCCGCGGCTGGGCGGTGAGACTCCCGGAGGCATCTAGTCATGGAGTCTGATCAACTCAGCAACTGGCAAAAGGTGAAGACGGCCCTGGAGGCGGCAGGTAAGACCAATACGGACATATACCGTCGCGCCTGTGCGGTTCTACGAGGCGCAAATCCTGATCATCTGCCACCCGGGGCAGGGAAGAGAGATGGCGTGCTCTAATTCCTAGAATCAGAACATTCCTGGCCATAGAGTCTGATGCCTGCGGTTCGCATTAACGGCAGGACGTACGAGGAGATTGCCGTCACCTCGCGCGGGTCGACCCCCCTGAGCGTGGCTTCGGGGCTGAATATTCCTAGCCATGACTACATCAGCTGCACCTACACCGGCAGCAACCTGACTGGCGTGGTTTACAAGCTGGGGGGATCTGGTGGCACCACTGTTGCAACGCTGACCCTGGCCTATGACGGCAGCAACAATCTGACCTCCGTTACCAAGAGCTGAGTCATGGGATACAAGTTCAATCCACTGACTGGCAACCTCGACGACGCCGGCTCCGGCGGTTCACCCGGCGGCTCCAACACGCAGATCCAGTTCAATGACGCTGGCGCCTTTGGCGGCGACGCTGACCTGACCTGGAACAAGACGACCAACGTCCTGACCAACAAGGGCGACATCAACCTCGACGACGGCGGCACGTATACCACCACAGTTCAGTGTGTCACCCCCACCGCTAACCGCACGATTTCGTTCCCCGATGCAACGGGAACGGTCGCATTAGTTGCTGGGTCTAGTGGGCAGTTCATCTACAACAATGCCGGTGTTCTTGGTGGTACGACTGGGCTGACTTGGGATTCCACGAACGGCACCCGCTTTACGAATCCCTTTGGTTATGGCACTGGGGCTGGTGGCACCGTCACTCAAGCCACCAACAAGTCCACAGGCGTCACGCTGAACACGCGCTGCGGGCAGGTCACGCTGAACAACGCAGCTTTGGCGGCTGATACCACAGTTTCTTTTGTTCTTACCAACAGCGCGATTGCTGCTGGAGATGTGCTGATTTTGAACCACATCAGCGGAGGTACTGCAGGCTCGTACCTGCTCAACGCTCGATCTGCAGGAGGGTCTGCAACCATTGATGTCCGCAACATCACAGCGGGCAGCCTGAGCGAGGCGATCGTGATCGCGTTCGCCGTCATCAAAGCCACTACCGCCTGAGGATTACCATGGCTCAATTCACTGTTGACATTCCTGATGAGCTGCTGCCGGCCTTGGCGGCTGAGTACAGCATCGTTGCTGCTGCTGGTAGCACCACTGCTGTTAGTGCCGAGGAGTATTTCGCGGCCAGCGTGGTGGAAACCGTGCGCCAGCGTGCTGAGATTTACAAGGTTGGCCCGTATTACGTCGGCCCTGTGGATCCGCAGTTCAATGCTGATGGCACGCCCTACGGCGTAGACAACGACACTAACGGGGGTGGGGTGTGAGCTTAATCCTGGCTAAGCCGACTTCATCCAAGGTTGTGTTGCGTAAAACGTGGCAGCCGATGGATGCTGATGCGGCTGCCTACATCGCCGCCGTGGAGACCGCAGACGGCCAGGCGCTGGAGGAAAAAACAAAGATCGCTATTGATGACTTCGTTTTGGGCTGCAAGGCTGATGGGATCTGGAGTGCGATTAAGGCCAGTTGCATCTTGGCTGGTGCGAGGACACTGAGTGGGGCGCTGATACCGTTGGTTGGGACTGCGCCGACCAATAACAACTTCGTCTCTGGTGATTACAACAGGAAGACAGGGCTAGTTGGGAATGGGAGTACGAAGTATTTGAATAGCAATCGAAATAACAACGCTGATCCGCAAAACAATAGGCACCTTGCAGCGTATGCAACAACCTCACAACCATCTGGAACAGGGTTTTATATTGGGGGACGGGCTACTGCAATCAGCAACATAGGCGCTTCTACTTTGGGGTCAGATAGCAACCAGCATTTTTCTAGAAGCAGTTGCGCAACACTGTCATATGTAGGACCTACTAGCAATGGCCTTCTTGGGACTAGCAGATCCTCGTCTAATACTTATATCGCAAGAAATGGACAGGCAAATACCGCTATATCGCAAAATTCTGAGGTGCCAGCAAATCGTCTTTTAACGCTTTTTTCCTTAAATCAGGATACCGGCGTCGCATCCGGAACCTACTCCAACGCCCGCATCGCCTTCTACTCCATTGGTGAAGCCCTCGACCTCGCCAAACTTGACGCTCGCGTCACCGACCTGATCAACGCTTTTGGAGCTGCCATCCCATGACCTACCTCGTAGTCGATGCCCCTACTGCTGCTGGGAGGATTGAGCCATGAGTTGGATAATTACGCCTGGCTTTAGCTTTGACACTGACGCTGCTGGGTACATTGCCGCTGTTGAGGCTGCTGACGGCGAAGCGCTGGAGACGGGCACCCGCTATGCCATTGACAACTTCGTAATTGGTTGCAAGCAAGATGGCATTTGGGATGCAATCAAAGCCAGTTGCATTTTGGCTGGAGCACGAACGTTAAGTGGGGCGCTTGTTCCGCTGAAAGGTACGGCGCCCACCAATTTTAATTTCGTAGCTGGTGACTACAACCGTAAGACGGGGTTAGTTGGGAATGGGAGTACGAAGTATTTGAATAGCAATCAAAATAACAACGCTGATCCGCAAAACAATAGGCACCTTGCAGCGTATGCAACAACCTCACAACCATCTGGAACAGGGTTTTATATTGGGGGACGG